CAGCAGTTTGAAGGCTATTACTTGCTTCAGCATTACTATTAAAGGCATAACTACCTAGTTCTTCATCATCTGAAGGATTGCCACTATCTGCCAGTCTTGTTAAATTAACACCATGATAATCTTCGTCTGCTGTTATTGTTAAACCCACTGGTGGGGATACTGTAGTTCCTATAGATAAGTCACCTGCTGACCCTATCCTCATGCGTTCTGATCCAGCAGTAGAAAATGCTACCGTATCTGATGCACCTGAAGGTTGAAACATTCCAGTATTTACATCATCCGTAAAGGTATAACCCGGACTCCCTTCTGTTCGACCAAAATTAGTTGTACCTTGAATAAGAGGAGCATGACTACTTCCATTCCCAAAACGTGTATCACCTCCAGACAATATCCTCATGCGTTCTGTGTTAGCTGTAATAAATCTAACATCCGTTGAAGTATATGTTCCGATTGTTAAAAATTGTTTTTGCCCACCTATATAAGCATTTAAGTCGCCTTGATTATGAACAAACGCAATAGCACTACCATCAGTACCTGCATTACCTGAACTTCCAATAACTAAGTCTGGCCCTGTATTAACGTCTACATGAGTAACCCCACTTCCTATTAACACATTACCTGAAATATCTATGACCATCTTTGGTTGATTGTTTATTTCAGTGCTTATAGTTGAACCTGCACTTGCAGAAGCTGCAGTAAAAAATTTGTGCGCTCCTTGATATTGAAGATACCGAGAAGCTCCTCTCTCTGATATATTTTTGAATGTGTCACTATTATCCACATAAGAATTGTTCCAGAGTTCAGTTGTTACACCACCATCCGAAAAGAGAGTTGCTTCTGTACCAAGCATTAAAACTTCTTGATCAGCTAGATCATTACGCCAATTAGTATTAGGTGTTCCTCCTATGCCAACTCTACCAGAGCTATCTATTCTCATGCGTTCATTTGATGATGCTGCTTCTGAAAAAGCTGTATAAAATGCTAATGCACTTGCATTTGATGTTGACCCATGTCCACTTTCAGAGAAACAAGCAATACGACCACTTTCTAAATTAGCATCACTTCCACTTTGTTCTCCACTAGTTGTAAATCTAATTGAACCTATATTTTCATTTGCACCAATTACAGTGTCGGTATTATCAAAAAGCAAAACTGGTTCTACATTTGGAGAATTACTTGATGACCTACTTAATACTGCATTAGTTGCTGTTAAAGTTCCTGTTGAAACAGCACCTGTTGTAGTAATTGTAGATGAACCAGTATCAATATTACCAAAACCTGAACTAATACTACCACTATTTAATGCACCTGTTGTAGTAAGACTTGACAAGGTATCTATTGTAGATTCCATGTAAGTAACAAGTAAATCTACATCACGATAACCAATATTGTTACCATTATCAAACATTAATATTGCATCGTTATTAGCTATAGCTGTACTTGTATCAACACTTACAGCTGAAAAGTCAGCTACTGTATTTAACTCTGCACCTGTAGCATTAAGACCACTAACATTATTAGCAGTTGCTGAAACAGAATCCACATAAGCTTTAATAGATTGTTGAGTAGCTAAAGCAGAATCTGAATTACTACTCATATTATCTTCATCATTTATAGCTGTAACTGTAGAACCAGAGGCAAGAGTTAAACTTGTATTAGCTGTAATACCTCCACCATCAGCAATAGTAATAGCATCATCTCCATCTGTAAATGCTACTTTTGCAGTTTGTACTTCACCACCAACTTTTATATCTCCTGATACATCTACCCTAGTTGAAGCATTAAGATCAATAATAGCCTCACCATCAATAGTTAAAGTACCATCAGCAGACTGATGAATGAAAGATGCTGTATCACCAAACTGAATTTTCTGTGTGCTACTCATCAAGATGTTATCTGAAAACTGAAAGTAGTCCTCATCTTCCATCCAAGTAATAACACCATCAGAAGTATTAGCATTAAATGTTAATACAACATCTGTGTCTCCACCATTACCTACAGATAAAGCATCTGTTTCTAAGTTAATACCACCACTAGAATCTAATGTTACTGTTGTACCTACAGCTTCAAATGTACCATCTGCTGTAATTGTAATATTAGCTGCAGCTGCAGAATCATCAGTTGTGGTAATAGCTAATGTTCCATTTGTGCCTACTGTAATAGTTGCTGTATCACTACTAGAACCTGTCATAGTAATAACTTTACCATCTATAGCTACATCATCTACAGTAAGGGCAGTCAAAGTTCCTAAGCTTGTAATATTTGATTGTGCAGCAGTTGTTACTGAACCTTCAAGATCAGCTACAAGTGTTCCTGCAGTTATATTAAGATTTCCTGTATCTCCTGCTGATGCAGTAGTAGTACCTAAAGTCCATTTATCTTCAGACTCATCCCACATAATTAAAGCATCATTACCGGTAGATCCACGTTGTATAATAATACCTACATCATTAGAGTTACTAGAAGCTCCACTATTTAATTCTAATAAATTATCTTTAATAGTTGTATTCGTAGTATCAACAGTAGTTGTAGATCCATTAACTGTTAAGTTACCAGTTATTGTTATGTTTCCAGAAACAGCTAAGTCTTGAGACATTACAATATCACCATCTGCTTCAATCTGTAAAGCATCTGTATCTGAAGCAGAACCAATAAAACCGGCATCAGGTATTACTATATTTCCCCCTGTGGTCATTAAACCACCACCAGTATATGTACCACTTACATCTAAGTTACCATTAAGATCTACAGTAGTAGCATTAATTTCTATTTCTGTATCAGATACTAAATCTAGTACTCCATCTGCACTTTGATGAATATAAGTACCACTATCACCAAATTGTAGCTGTCTTGTACTATTTAGTAGTATACCAGTATCTGCAACGTGTGTCAAGCTAACATCTTGATCTGCACCAAAAGTTAATAATGCTGCATCACTATCTAAGTTTAAATCATCTCCTATCCAAACATCTTTAGCTATACCAACACCACCTGAAACAACAAGAGCAGCTGTATTTGTTGCACTAGCTTCTGTTGTAGCTGATAATGTTACTACACCTGCACTAGAGATGGCTATAGCGTCTGTATCACTCGCAGATCCTATATTACCTGCATCAGGAATAACAATATTACCACCTGTAGTCATAAGACCACCACCAGTGTACGTTCCACTAACCTCGACGTTACCTGTAACATCAACTGTAGAACCAGATGTTAAGTTTATTTTAGCGCCTGATGTAATTGTTAAATCAGTGTTGTCTCCTTCTATCTTTTCTCCACTACCAAAAGTTATACCAACATTTGCAGGTACAACTACATCAGCTACAGCAGTAAGATTAATATTATTACCACTAATAGTTAAGTCAGTACCATCACCTTCTATTTTTTCTGCATCATCACCAAACGTCAAACCTACATTAGCCGGAATATTAATATCAGCAGTAGCAGTTAAATTAATATCATTACCAGAAGCAAATGTAAAATCAGTACCATCAGAAGATATGTGTTCTCCACCCTCATCAAAAAAGTAGACCTTTCTGTTGTCAGCAATGCGCATAACTTCATTGCCATCAAACTGTTGAAATATAAGATCTTTAGAATCTACTTTAGTTTTTATAACAACATCAGTAGAAGAATTAAAAATTTGTAATAGTGCTGTTCCATTATCTGCATAGGTAATACCTGCACTTGCTGTATCAGCATCTAAAGTAATACCACCTGCAGAGTCTAAAAAGATAGAATCAGCAGCTGTACCATCAGAAATAATATCTAAGTCACCATCAGCATTAGAATGAATATAAATTCCAGTGTCTCTAAAATAAAGTTTTTCATTTGTACTTATAACAATATCATCATCAAATTGAAAATAGTCTTCATCCTCCATCCACTTCATTACACCATCATTTGTTTCTCCATCAAATGTGATAGTAATATCTGTACCTGCAGTAGCATCACCTATCGTAATACTCATACCTAATAGTTTAGTAATAGGTCCACCCTCTGCAGATGTTCCATCATGACTATGACCTGTGGAAGCTGCAAAAGCATTCACAACAGCATTAAGTTCAGCATTTATAGGTGCTGACTTAACAACTTCATCTGCTTGTATATCAGCTGTGTTTGTTCTTGTGTAACCTGTTCCCATTACCTTACATCTCCTAATCCATAAGTGACTGTAAATCCTTGTATACTGTGTGCTGCATTAGTATCTTCTGCAACAAAACGAAAGGATATTGATTTACCTGATCCTGTAAATGTTGAAGTTTCTACAGGTGCAGGATTTCCATCATAAATTTGTGTAGTATCAAAAATAGCTGAACCATAAACAGCTGCAGGACTTGTATTTTCTATTAATAAGTTTGAAGGGGTTAAAACATCAGTATCATCAAAGTCATAAACAATACCTAATGATAAAGAGTTTACACCTTCTGATCTTAAATAAGTAGATATATCATAAAATGTTTTTCTCATTCTTGGATTACCAAAATATAAAAAAGGTGTTTGATAAATACTTAATATGTTAGAACCTGCAAAAGATGTTCCTGATTCCTGTGCATAAACTTTGCCTGTAGAATCTCCATGTAAAACTATTTCAGATGTCCCTACATATCCACTATCTGCACATGTAACAGAAAAACCAAACAATGTTGAAAACTCAAAAGTAAATCCACCACCTTGAGGATTCTCTCTTAATGCACCTAATATGCCTGTAGAACTTGTTCCTGAAAACATATACCTAAACTGTGATTTAGCTCTAATAAGAACAGCAGATAAACCTGAAAGTGTTTCTGTATCTATTGTATTTTGTACTGTCTTATGTATTTGTTTAGAAACAGTTTCAAGATTAACGTCACCAATCTTTGCAGTACCACCAATAGGTCTAATACCATCTGGAGCTAAAAAGATTAAGTCACCACCAATTTCCAACACACTATCTGTTGCTAGACAACCTAAGTTATTTGTAACATTCTCTAAATTAAAATCAGTTCTATTATTACCAACAAGTCTTTTAATATTATTAGTTCCAAATATATAAAGAATATTACGAAAAACTTTTATTGCAACAATATCAAAACCTACATTAATATTACCTGCACCGTTAGCAGGAGTAAAATCAGTTTCAGATAAAGGCGCACTAAAAAATAATTGATCTTTCTTTGCAGGATCACCTGCTAAAAATAAATGATTTTGATATATTTCTGATATAGTAGGATCAGTAGGTGCATTAGAATCTGTTATTTGTACATAACCATTACTTGCATCATACAAAGCTGCAGGATTAATACCATCTGTTAATACAATCTTAGGAGTTCCAAAGTTTAACCTAGTAAATCTTACCTTACTTACACCAACCATAGTTGGAGATCCTGAGGTGGTAATAGCAGTCCAAGAAGATCCATTCCAAAAATGAAGATAGTTATTACCTGAAGATGGTTTTCTTGCAGCTAGTATACCATTGTTTATTCCATCAGCTACGCAAACACCTAAAACAGAGCCAGTTCCTGTTACTGTACCGTAAGCATTTGAAAAACCACTTATTCTTCTATAACCACCTTGTAAGTCAGGTTCATAATTTAATAATTTTGTAGCACTGCCCGGAGATTCCTCTCCTTGTGATAAAACATCACCTGTAGTATTTAAACCACCTCTGCAGATGGCTTTAAATGTTTGTATATTGTCTGCCATTTACGAACTTAAACTTAACATGTGTGAAGAAAATTTAGGTCTTTGTATCATTGTAGACTCTACGTACAGTTTATCATCTAATAATAATCTACGCATTGCTTTCATACCTAACATAAATTTTTGTTGATGTATCTGTGCGCTTTGTTCGTTTGACCTAAATCTCATCATATAAACCATTGCACCATCTATAATAATGTAATTAAATCTTTCAGGTATTATCGGAACATCATGTGTACTATCTGTTCCATCAGTAGCAACACCCGTAGTAGCATTAGTTCCTAAAGGATTTGGAAATTTATAATACACATACTCTATTACATAAGCTGCATTAGGAATAGGTGTAACTCCAAATTTTTCTTCTGCAGTTTGATACACAAGATTAGGAGCAGCTCTACCACCTGTACCTGAAGCATCTTCTATAGTTCTATAATTTCTAGTATAACTTTCAAAAGAAATAGTAGGTAGTGCTTTAGCTGTATTAGACTCTGAAGTTAGTGTCTTTAAATAAAAAGTATCCCAATCCACTGAAGACATGTCTGAAGGAAAATCATAAGTTCCTGTACCTGCCGTTAGTGTTTGGGATTGTGTTGTTTTTAAAAATGGAAACTCATGTCCATCTTGTAGTATTTCTCTTATCGAACTATTAATAGAATCTTTTGCTATAGCCTGAACATTTTTAGCCCCTGCAAAAGTATCTGTTGTAAGAGTCACTTCATTAAGTCTACGCAGTAATTCATTTGTTAAAGTTAAAAATGTTGTTGCCATAATTTACCTTTTCTAAAAATCTACACAGTATTCCATATAAGTACTTTTTAAAATTGTATCTTTGTCTTGCCATGTAGGTGCATAAACACATTCTATTTTTTCATATCCGTTTTGTTTAGCATAATTAAATCTATTATTTCCTATAGCACAACGGTATTTTAAATCTTGTTCTGTTGCTTTAGTTGGATCTATTCTGTGAGATTGCTCTTGTGCATAGATCATAAAAGTTTCTTGTAACCAAACTATTGGAGGCCAAAGCATACCTCTTTCATTTAAAGATTTATTTATAGCATTTCTAAATCTAAAATCTTGTAAAGCAGCCTCATCCATTTGCCAATAAACTTCATCTATATTAAAAGTTTTAATATTCCATTCAGGAAGTTTATTTTTTGCTTTTAATATCATTAGATAAATTAAGAGGGCAAGTTACCCTGCCCCCCTAAAGTTAATTATTAAGCAAGTAGATCTCTGTCTACTTCATCAGCTCCATCTGCTGCAAAATGAACAGTGCTTTGATTACCCATAGCATCTATATCCATTAATATAGCAAATATACGAATTTGCCCTGTATTAGGAGCAGTTGATGTTGCTTGAAGCTCAAGATCAAGAGTATCAGCAGTTGCACCTACAAAGAAAGGAACTCCTGCTTCTGCTGCAGGTGTAAGATAACCTACACCTGATGACAGAATAGCAGAGTCATCATCAATGTCTGCTCCTGCTATATACTGGTCAACATCTGTTACACCTAAATTTACAGTATTACCATCAGCAGCAGATTGAACTGATTCAATCATCTCAGCACCTGCAAACAAAATACAAGTATCAGTAGGTATAGTGATTGCTTCCACAATATCACCTGCAGAAAGAGCATCAAGATCAGCGTGCCCAAAATCTATAGTAGTTTGAACCATATAAGGTTTTCTACTTGGATTTCCAACACCTCTAGCATCAACTTTAAATGTACTAATTGTAGCCATTATTCAATCCTCCCTTATATACCAGCTGCAGTTACATAACGTGCTGTAGTGATAGCTTCTGGGCGAAGTATCTTTCTACCATACAAATGCATACCTCTTACGATATCTGCAAATGAATCTGGATCACGGTATGTTTCTGTTTTACTTAGCTGCTCGGCAGTTGCTACAGCAGAACCATGACCTGCAACAATAACACCATAGTTTGTAGACTGTAGTGTTGAACTTGATTGAGCAGGACCAGAGCCTACTTGTGGTAAGTTAGACGATACGTATACATTAAAACCGTGAAGTTTTGATACCTGTAGACCATTCGTAATTCCACCACCTGCATTCTGACCTTCAGCATAATCATTAATCATTAATCTTGAGTCTTCATCCATAAGAACTTCATGGAATACAGGATCAATGACTAACCAACGATCTGCTTTATCAACTTGCTGTTGATCAAGAAGTCTACTCATACGTGCAATAACACGTAAAGGAGTAGCATCTGTCGTCGCAATTGATGTTGCTCCGGGTAATCTAGGTTTAATTGGAATAGCTTCCCCTGCGACTGCCACACCACCGTCATTTAGACCAAAATCAGTAGCGTCTATTTTCATAGAAGCTAATAATTCATCTGAATCTGCAGTAGAAATGGCTTTAGCACCATTAACACTTGTATTAACCGTAGCAGTTGTGCTATGTAAGCTAGACTGTGCGTAACCAGACATATAAGCTAAAACCTCTTGATCATACTGATCAGCAAGTCTATATGCAGCTCTATCAGTAGCAAGTTGCATAAAGTTTACATGACTGTGTGCTTCTTCAATGTCATCCATCTTAAAAGCATAGTAGTTTGATTTATCAACAACGAGATTAAAGTCCTCATCATCTAAATCTTGAGCAGTAACCGTAGTACCTCTGGCATACGCTTTAACTGATATTTCAGGTTCTTTGATAATCCTGACTGTATCGCCTTGATTAGCAATTTCTCCAAAATAATCAGAGTTAGTTATATCTCCAACAACAGTTGCTTTACGAAATGCAAGCTGTACCTGTTTGGAGTAGATTACTGGTGAAAAATTACCATTAGGTAAATTACCGTAACCTGACGCTGTTGTAAAAGCCATAATAAAATCCTCCTATTGCTTGGCTTATTTAAAAGCTAAACATCTTAGAAGAGGCTATACTTTTTAGAGTGCATATAACATTAAGATAGCAAGTCTTAAAGTCAATGGGTCTATACTTATATAGGTAGTCTTTTATTGGTTTAGTCTTCATATTACTTACACACAAAGGTAGTCTAAATAGAGGCTTTGTGTCTAAGGGGTAGTTATACAGATAAAATCTTATTTGTCAAGTCTTTATCGTGCATTTCCTGAAACATCATATATTATTTTACCAGACATATGAGCTTCTCTTATTTTTTCTGCGTGTTTCTCGTATTCTCTATCAGACATTTTAGCAATATCAGATTCTCTAATTTTACCTGATTGATTTAAAACATCTACACTAGGTTTATTGCCCTTATCTACCAACGAGGCAGCAGCTTTTGTTTTAATTTTTCTATCGCTTTTTGTAAGTCCGTAATCAACCTTATACAAGTCAAGAACACGTACAACCGAAGCAGCATCATCTTTATTTTCGTACAAAGCATTTTGAACCCACAAAGGTTGTTCTTCAACCCATTCGTGAAATTCATCTGAATCACGAAGTTGATCAAAGTCTGGATGAGCTTCTCTAATTTGATTTTCAGCATTGTTCCTAATTGCTTCTTCTTTTGCTTTACTAAGTTCTTCTAGTTGAATATTAGCTTTGTCAAACATTTGTTTTGCTCGTTTGTCAGCTATTGTTTCCACTATACCTGCTACATCTGGATATTTTTCTGCCCATGCAAAAAGTTCTTCATCAGATGTTGGTGGAACAAGTTTTTCTTTTTCACCTAACTTATTTTCTAGCTCTTCAATTTTGGCATTGTATTCTTTTTCTTTAGCAGCTAGATGTCTTCTCATATCGCCATAGCGAGTTTTAAAAGACTTTTCTTCATCACTAAGTTCAACTTCTGGTTTAGCTTCTTTAGTTTTTTCTTCAGGAGTTTCACCTTTTTCTTCTATAAGTTGTTTTAGTTCTTCTTCATCCTTTTTAATTCTATCTTGATTCGTTGTTCTATTTCTGCTCATATATCCTGCAGTTTTTACTTTTTCAACATTTTCTAATTCTGGCATTCTACTTTTCCTTTCTTGGGGTCAACATTGTTGAGTAGCCAATTTACTTTTTTATACCTAGTCCTTTACCTCTAGGTTTTCTTGTTTTAAGTTTTGATTTTGATCTTTGTAATAGTCCTCCTTTGTTTGCTCCAAATTTTTTAGCTGCTTCTCCACCTCCATATGCAGTAGAAAGAGCTGCTTCTTGTGGATCATCTTGTTCTTCAAAAACTCTTTCTGTAACAGAGCCATCTGTATTCATTATGCTTTTTGCAGAATCTTTAGCTATTCCTAGACTTTCATTATCATCATCATCATCTCCAGTAGGTGCAGTAGGTGTAATACCACCATTACCACCACCTCCACCAGTATTTATATTATTAACACTAGGGTTTGTGTTACCTAAATTTTCAAGAAAAGGTACAATTATAGAATCTTGAGTTAAACCTTTAGCAATAGATACTTCCCAAGATGGCATACCCTTTATTGCTTCATCTATTTGCTCTTGCATACCTGCAGTATCTATTCCTTTAGATTCTGCAAGTTTCATGGCTGTAATTGCATTAGCTAAACCACCAGTTCTTATTAAAGGAACTCTTCCAAATATTGCACCTGCAATACCTGTTGGATTAACAAGACTGTCAATTTCTTGTTCAAATCTGTCTTGATCCCAACCAGTAAAATCATATTTATCTGGATCAGCACCCCATCCCGGAGGAGAGCTATCTCCACGCCTGTCCTCATTATCATCACTCCTACTTCTTTGTGCTTGAATATTTGTAGGAGATGGTGGGATAAGAGAATATTGTGGTGGCTTTGTATATTGAACATCTTCAGGTGGAGTAATAGTATTATTAACAAAAGTTACTTGATGAGCTTCTCCTGTTGTTTGATTGTAATAAGTAGCTGTTCTAGTAACTCCTTGCTGATTAGCAGGATTAGATCTGTTAGGTCTTAAACTACCTCCTACTGTTTTAAAATCATCAGGGTTAAAAGTTCTACCTGCCTCTACTTGTGTTACATCAGAACTAACACCACCATTAGTAAAACCTACAGGTCCTCCTAAATATTTCTTTTTCTTTTTCTTTTCTTCTTCTCCAATAGCTATCATAGTAACAGATACAGGTTCACCACCAATACGACCTGTTGCAGCCATTTGTGCAAGACCACGTTTAGCTTGCATTCTTAAATCTTCAAAAAACTTTACACCGTAATATTGTACAACATCAGCAGGAACAACATATTCACCCTCACTTAATTGTGCAGGTATATCATCACGAACTTCTTTAGCTAATGATCCCGGAGGTATTTCATTACCACTGACAGGATCTCTATCTAGTCCGTCATCTTTCATTCCACCTTCTTTAAATAAATTCATTTGTTGTTCCATTGTTAATCCACCTTGATAAAATGCTTGTTGTGTTTGATTATGAGTTGTTAGTCCACCTTTAGAATTAGAAATTCTTATGTTTTGACCTACATTAATTAGATTTGGATTTTTTCTCAGATCAGGATTAAGTTCTAATATTTTATCTACTGTTGTATTAAATTGTTTAGCAACTTTATCTAATGTATCGTTTGCCTTTACTTGATAGTTTTTAGG